CAGATGGTTTAGTCTTACCGACATAACTCCACTCGTAACCTTGTTTGATTTCTTTGTTTGCAGTTTGTATAAATTCTGCATTTACACCACAAAACATGGCTATTAATAATACTGATAAAAACATAATTAATTCTCCTAAAGACTATTGACATTATTTATAAGATGTGTCATAATGGGTACATAAATAAAAAAAGGTGTTTAAAACATGACAGAACTTTCAAATCTAATCTTCATCATACAAATGTGTGCTCAACTTGCAAATAGTGGTATAGGACTATATCCATCAGAAGCATTTCGTTGTACACAAACAGTTACACATACTGTTCAGTACCACTTTGATGGTGATTTTACGAGGTTTGAGAGGTACTTAGCTGATAGCACCATGAAAGACTTCAACATTAAATAGAAAGATAAAAATGACATATTCAAAACTATCAAAAAGTAAAGCTGGTCTTGCAGTTAAACAAAAAGACGAGAGTCTAGTGGTCAATGGTAAGATAACAAGTGATATGCTTATTAAAGAAAGAGATTTGTTAGTATCAATCAAAGGTGCAAAATCTAAGTCAGTACGAAATAGAATTGTTCGTATTGAGTCAGTTCTTGTTGCAAGAGAAAGAATACTAACTGAAATGTTAACCAAGAAAAAGAAAGAGGAAAGTAAAGATGACGTTCCAAGTAAATAAGCAACATAAGTTACAAGACCAAATAGAGAATCTATGCTATGAGTGGGCTTATGAAGATGTTCTAGGATATTTCAATGTCGAGTCTATTGAAGACCTAACTAAAGAACAAGTAGATGAAATATATACATATTCCGAGAGTGACGAATGTTACGAGGGAATGGTTGGTGTAACTCTAAGGTCAATGTGTGAACAATGGGAAGATGGTCAATAATGAAGAATAAAAAATATCATCATTGGGTATATGAAGCTGATGACTCTATGAATAAGTCACTCAAGTTTGTTATTTACTGTACATATGCATATGGTTTTTATGTTGTATTCTCTGAACTATGGAGTAAGTTTATATGAAATGTTGGATATGTGGTACAGAACTTATCTGGGGTGGTGACCACGATTTGGAAGAAGATGAAACTCACTTTGGTGGTCATACTATGATTACGAATCTATCGTGTCCTAAATGTGAAGCATATGTAGAAGTGTATCATGGAAAAGAACTAGATAATGATTAGTTTTTTTATCAAATTCTACTTGATTTGTGGACTTATTTATGTTACAATAAGTTATAATGACGATATGAGAAACAGAATGATGAGAGGCCGACCAGATGATGAAACCATACTTGACGAATCCTAATATGTTAGTACCATACTATCTGATGTTTTCGTATGCATACTATAAAGAAAATGAATCGCTTATACCAGACTCCGAGTATGACCAGATATGCAGAGACCTCATAACAAATTGGGATAACATTACACACTGGCATAAACCCTTACTGAATCTAGAATCACTCAAGGCTGGAACTGGATATGATATTGCAAAGTATCCTAATAGAGTTGTATCAGCTGCATTGTCACTCATAAAAGAGAACACACTTAATAGAAACGAGTTGGATTAGTGAATTTTTATACAAATATATCTCAATGGGGTAATACATTGTTACTACGAGAAGTAGTCAACGGACAAAGACTCACTCGTAGAGTTAAATATAAACCAACACTATATGCACCAGTCAAAGAACCTACTGAATGGAAGACACTTGATGGAGATTATGTAACTCCAGTAAATTTCGACAGTATGAAAGAGGCCAAAGAGTGGATGGAGAACTACAAGAACCAGCCAGAGATGGCACTTGGTAGTACAATGTTTCCTTATAACTTTATTGCAGAGTCTTATCCTAAGACTGTTGACTATGACATTGACCATATACTTATCGTAACGATAGATATTGAGGTGCAATGTGAGAATGGTTTTCCAGCACCAGAACAGGCAATAGAACCACTTCTATCAATCACAGTCAAGAATCATCAGAGTAAAAAGTTTGTTGTCTGGGGTGTAGGTAAGTTTAATAACAATCGTGATGATGTAACGTATGTAGAGTGTGAGAGTGAACTGCATCTTATCAAGGAGTTTTTAATCTTCTGGGAGAAACATCAACCAGATGTTATCACAGGCTGGAATACAGAGTTCTTTGATATTCCTTATCTGTGTAATCGTATTAAGAATCTGTGTGGAGAAGATGAGATTAAACGACTATCGCCATGGCGTAGTGTACACGATAGAGAAATATTCCAGATGGGTCGTAAACATCAAGTGTATGAGATACAAGGTGTTGCTCATCTAGATTACTTCGACCTCTATCGTAAGTTTACCTATTCTGCACAAGAGTCATACAGACTAGACCATATTGCATTTGTAGAACTTGGCGAGAAAAAGTCTGGTAATCCTTATGAAACATTTCGTGATTGGTATACAAAAGATTTTCAATCATTTCTAGAATACAACATACAAGACGTAGAACTTGTTGATAGACTTGAAGACAAGATGAAACTGATTGAGTTGTGTCTGACTATGGCCTATGATGCAAAAGTAAACTATATGGATGTTCTTGGGTCTACTAAGTATTGGGATATATTAATTTACAATTATCTTCGTGACAAGAAGATTGTTATACCACAGAAAGAGAAGAAAGAAAAACCAGAGAAGTTTGAGGGTGCTTATGTCAAAGACCCACAAGTCGGTATGCATAAATGGGTTATGTCGTTTGACTTGAACTCATTATATCCACATCTGATTATGCAATATAACATCTCGCCAGAGACACTTGTTGCACAAAACAAGATACCAAAGATGACTGTAGATAGATTACTTGACAAAGAGTTTGATACTACACAATTAAAGAAACATCATACCATAACACCTAATGGTGCATTGTTTAGAACCGACAAGAGAGGGTTTCTACCAGAATTGATGCAAAGTATGTATGATGACAGAGTTAAATATAAGAAACTCTTATTACAGGCGAAACAAGACTATGAGAACACTAAAGACCCTAAACTACTTAAAGATATTTCAAAATACAACAATATCCAGATGGCTAAGAAGATTTCACTCAATAGTGCATATGGTGCTCTTGGGAATGTTTGGTTTCGTTATTACGATTTGTTGGTTGCTGAAGCAATTACTACTTCTGGTCAGTTATCCATTCGTTGGATTGAGCGTGATGTTAATCAGTATCTTAATAAAGTGCTTGAGTCCTCTGGACAACAAGATTACGTTATTGCGTCTGATACAGATTCGATTTATGTTTGTTTTGACTCACTTGTCAATAAAGTGTTTGATGAGGGAACGGAAACTAAAAAAATTGTCAGATTCTTGGATGACGTTGCTCGAAAGAAGATTGAGCCATTCATTGAGAAAAGTTATCAACGTCTGCATGAGTATGTAAACAGTTACGAACAAAAGATGGAGATGAGTAGAGAAGTCATTGCAGACAAAGGTATCTGGACTGCAAAGAAAAGATATATACTCAACGTCTGGGATAATGAGGGTGTTCAGTATAAAGAAGCACAACTCAAGATTATGGGTATCGAAGCCGTCAAGAGTTCAACACCAGCTCCTTGTAGAGAAAAGATTAAACAAGGTCTTAACATCATTATGAATGGTACAGAGAAAGAACTCAATACATTCATACAGAACTTTCGTGAGGAGTTTATGAGTCTATCACCAGAGGAGATTGCATATCCAAGAAGTGTCAATGGACTGTCTAAGTTCGCATCTTCTAATGGTATGTTCAAGAAAGGAGCTCCTATACATTGTAAAGGTGCAATCCTATATAATCATCTAGTCAAGAATAACAAACTAAGTAACAAGTATCCTTATATACAAGAGGGTGACAAGATTAAATTTATCAATCTCAAACAACCTAACGTATATCAATGTTCTGCAATATCGTTTATGACAAAGTTACCTAAAGAGCTAGACTTACATAAGAGTGTAGACTATGATGTACAGTTTGAGAAATCATTTGTAGAACCACTCAATTTTATACTGACCAAGATAAACTGGCTAGTGGATAGAAGTTACGGAACACAAGGTACGTTAGAGGACTTTTTTGGATGAGCAATAATAATAATAAAAGAGATACAAGACGAGATGCCTGGGATAGGGATTACATGGGTAGTCAATACACAAAACCAGAACCAAAGAGTCATAAACAAATATCCAATGCAACACCAGTCTTTGTGTTTGCCTTCTTTTATGTTGCAATACTTGTAATGATAGGTAGTATTAAGTAATGAATAGACTGTGGAGATATTGGTGTAAGGCTATGGGTAGTCGTGCATATGATGATGACAAGAAAGATGACCATATACACCTACTGATGAGAACGCCTTGGTTTGTATTACATATAGTGACTTGTCTGATGATAATCACAGGCAATGGTAGACTACTAGGATGGTGGTAAAAAAATGGAATTAATAACAAGACAATTACCTAACAATGGAGTCATAGAGGGTAAACTCCCAGATGATGACATAAAGAATCTATGGAAACTCATAGACGAGGCTAAGACGAAACCAGATGACATGAGAAACGAACTTGCTGGTAACATCACTTCATCTATTCGACTTGACATAACTTCACCTCTTATGGAAACATTTATAAAAGAAACATTAAACAGTTTCGTAAACAAACACATAGAAGCATACGGAGCTCCGAGTAGACTTGCAATAAAAGAGGGTCAAACTCTAGGAGTCGATAGTTTCTGGGTAAACTTTCAAAGACAGACAGAGTTCAATCCTATGCATGACCATGCTGGTGTATACTCGTTTGTTATATGGATGCAGATACCAACATCATTTGAGGAACAAAGACAACTACCTATTGCAATCAATTCTAATGCAAGTACTCAAATCAGTAACTTTGCATTTACATACACAGACATACTAGGTAAGATGAAGTCATTCGCATATAACATGGAGAAAGAAGCTGAGGGTTATATGGTGTTGTTTCCAGCATCATTACATCATCTAGTTAGTCCATTCTATGACAATGACGGAGAAAGAATATCAATTAGTGGTAATGTATCAGTAGTATAATAAATGGATATGTTCACGCTCATAGATAGATTACTCAAGGCCTTCTTTATTATATGGATATACGTTATCATATATCAAGCAATAGGTATATCATGGTTAGATTAAAAGACTTCTGGTTCTGGTATAAGTACAATGCTCCTAAGTATGGATATGTTATGAGTATACATTATAGTCTATTTAACTGTATGTACTTCAAGAGAGATGGTAGCTTCCGAACTACGACTAGGAGATAGTATGAAGACCAGCGATTATGTGTTATTGTA